TGACGAAAACGATAAATATTATGTTTTGCCTTATTTTTGGATTCCTGAAGAAACATTGGAACTTAGAGTTCGGCGCGACCATGTGCCATACGATATTTGGGAAAAGAAAGACTTGATTAAGACGACCGAAGGCAACGTTATTCATTACGGATTCATAGAAAAATTTATTGAAGAATTAGGTAAGATATATAACATAAAGGAAATAGCGTTTGACTGCTGGGGCGCTGTGCAGATGGTACAGAACTTAGAGGGCTTGGGATTTACCGTCGTTCCGTTCGGACAGGGATATAAAGATATGAGTCCGCCGACAAAGGAACTGATGAAACTTGTTCTGGAAAAGAAAATAGCGCACGATGGAAATGAGCCGCTGCGCTGGATGATGGATAATATTTTTATTAAGACCGATCCTGCAGGTAATATTAAAGCGGATAAAGAGAAGTCCACAGAAAAAATTGACGGCGCAGTGGCAACTATTATGGCACTAGATAGAGCAATCAGGAACAGTGCTCCGACAGAAAGCATTTATAATTTTCGAGGTCTGATTGTGTTATAATGTGATACAAATTAAGAAATATATTGACAATAGTAAATAAATGTGATACAATTTGCATATAATGAAAGTAGGAGGTGCTTATAATGGCTAAAACTGAAACTATCCACACTAGGATAGACCCTGAATTAAAAGCAGATGTTGATGAGATATTGTCACAATTGGGGTTAACTTCTTCTGATGCTATAAAATTGTTTTATAAACAAGTTGTACTAAATAACGGTTTACCTTTTGAAATTAAACTTCCTAAGTATAATGCCGTAACTTTAGCAGCTATGGAAGAAGCGCGTAAAATTGCTAAAGATGAAAATTATAAAGGGTATACAAGCATAGAAAGTTTACGTAAGGACTTAGAAGATGCTGAAAATTAAATTTACCAATCAGTTTAAAAAAGATATTAAACTGCTAACTAAGCAGGGAAAGAAATTTGATAAAATGTATGATATTATAGACAAATTATCAAAGGAAGAAACCTTGCCCGAAAAAAACAGAGACCATTATCTTACGGGTAATTATAATGATTTTCGGGAATGTCATATAGAGCCTGATTGGTTATTGATTTATTATATTGAAAAAGATATTTTAGTTCTTTCATTGGTAAGAACAGGCAGTCATTCGGATTTGTTTTAAAATTAAAAATAGAAGTAGAAACCGTTCAAAAAAATCGAGCGGTTTTTGTATAAAAAAAGCATTTCAATAATAGTAGCTAAATGAGCTTACAAAAAGAACTCTACAGAACAATTAAAAAATAGTTTTATTATTTTAGATTTTGCTAATAATAAATATAATTACTTAAAAGGAGTTTGTTATGGCAAAAGCAGGTATGAAAAGATATAAGCCAGGTGATGGTATGGATAGTAAAAAGAAATATAATAAAAATGATGTAGAGCCAGTGCCAGAGATTCAAGGTGCTGCAAAAGAGACAAAGAAAAAAGCAAAAATTTAATAAAAATAATGCCATTCGTAAAGAGTGGCATTTTTTATGTCAAAATTTGAAAACTATAAAATCGGCATAATGTTTATAATCTGATGGTAGAATATTTTACAATTTTATGTTATCCTAAATATAAAGGTGTTGGATTTGACATCACACCGCATGAAAAGTCAAGAAGTGCAGAACAAAAAACGATATAATTATAGCATACGGAGGTATCGGAATGGATTGGATTAAGGGAATACAGCGGGCGCTCGATTATACTGAAGCACATTTAACAGAGGATGTTGATTTTGAAGAGGTTTCGAAACAGGCCTATTCGTCAGCTTTTCATTTTCAAAGAATGTTCAGTATGCTATGCGGATATGCACTCGGTGATTATATTCGTATGAGGCGTCTCACCTTGGCAGCCGAAGAGTTGATTCGGACAAATGACAAAGTGATTGACATTGCTCTCAAATACGGATATGACACTCCCGAAAGTTTTTCGCGTGCTTTTGTTCGGTTTCACGGGATTACTCCAACCGACGCAAGGCATGGCGGAAATGTTAAATCTTTTTCCAGATTGTCCGTAAAATTGATTTTATCGGGAGGCAATACAATGGATTACAGAATTGAAGAAAAACAGGCATTCAAAATTATCTGCAAAAAGAAACAAGTTAACAAACCACAGGGTGACACCGCCACTGCCGACATTTCGGCATTTTGGAACGAATGCAATCAGAATGGCACAATGGAAGCGCTTTGTAAATATGCAAAATTCGACAATTTACAAGGCATTCTCGGCATTTGTTTCTCAAGAGAGATGACGGATTCCGCCTTTCCTTATGCTATCGGCGCCGAATACAACTTAGTTCCTGTGCAAGACCAAGGCTTTAGTATCGTTGAAATTCCGGCATACACTTATGCGGTTTTCCAGTGCAAGGGTAAAATGCCCGATGCATTTAAGAACACATATCAAAAAATTTGTACAGAGTTTTTCCCACAGAGCAACTATGAATACGGCAATGGTGTTGAACTTGAGGTCTATCCATCGGCCGATACTCAGAACCCGAATTATTCTTGCGAAATCTGGATAGCGGTAAACGATAAGAAATAAGACAAACAACAAAACCATGTGAAAGCATCTATTGAAATAATAGATGCTTTTGATGTTTTGTAGGAATGTCGAACTGATATAAAATCTGTAAAATCTTATTAAGCCGTTTAAGATAAGTTCTAAATGGTTTTTTTATGTAATAAAGGGAGAACGCAATTGGGAATATTTAAAAGGAGCAGGGATAAACCTGAGCGAAGGTCAAAAACCTTTGAAGATTTCGTTAAAGGCGCTGATTTGGACTACGGCGGCTCTAATGCGGGGGTGGCAGTTGATGAACTGAGGGCAATGCAGACCTCGGCAGTGTTTGCCTGTGTTAAGGTTCTGTCTGAAACGGTAGCGAGTCTGCCGTTTTTTTTATACAAAAAAGACAAGGATAAGAATATAAAAGCTTATGAACATCCGATGTATTCGGTATTGCATGATATACCAAACAACGAGATGACAAGCTTTAGTTTCAGGGAGGTAATGATGACCTCCCTTTTATTATACGGAAATGCATACGCAAGGATAATAAAAGACAGAAACGGACATGTAACAGAGCTTTGGTACCTTAAGCCTACAAGTATGACAGTAGAGCGTGACAGCATTACCAAAAATCTGAAATACACTTATTACGATGAAAAAGATAACAAAACTTATGTATACAAGCCTGAACAGATTTTTCATATTGTCGGACTTTCGTATGACGGAATAAAAGGTTTATCTCCTATAGATCAGGCAAGGGAAGCTGTGGGACTTGCCTTAGCGACAGAAGAATACGGCGCTAAATTTTTCGGTAACGGCGCAAAACCGGGGGCTGTTTTAGAGCATCCCGGAATCGTGAAAGACCCTGAAAAACTAAGGGAAAGCTGGAATAAGGTATATCAGGGCGCAAGAAATAGTCACAAAATAGCTGTCTTGGAAGAGGGGATGAAACTTCATGAATTCGGACTTTCTCCTGAAGCCAGTCAGTTTCTGCAGACAAGAAAGTATCAGCTTAACGAAATCTGCCGAATATTTCGAGTTCCGCCGCACATGGTAGGAGATTTAGAAAGGGCGACATTTTCCAATATTGAGCACCAGTCGATAGAGTTTGTGCAGTATACTATACGCCCGTGGCTGGTTCGGTGGGAACAGGCGGTATTTCAAAGGCTTTTGAATGAACAGGAAAAGACATTATATTATTCCAAGTTTAACGTTGACGGATTATTGCGCGGTGATTTTTCCACGCGTATGCAGGGTTATGCAACGGCAAGGCAAAATGGTTGGATGAGTATTAACGAAATACGCACTTTAGAGGAAATGAACCCGATACCCGACGAAAAGGGCGGGAACGACTTTCTTGTTAACGGAAATATGATTTCTGCAAAATTGAAGGAGGAACCAAGGTGAAGGAAACGGAAAAAAGGACACTTCCGCTCGATGAAATAAGGATTTTTGAGCAGGAAGAGCAAAAAGGGCTAGAGATAATCGGTCACGCTGCTGTTTTTGACAGCTGGAGCGAAACGATAGGAGGGATTTTTCCTTTCAGGGAAAAAGTCAGGCGCGGAGCATTTTCTGAAAGTATAAAAAAAGATGATATCAGGGCGCTGTTTAACCATTCAGCAGACTATGTTTTGGGAAGAAATAAAGCGGGAACTTTAGAGCTTATTGAAGACGATAAAGGGCTATTGGTGAAAATCAAGCCGCCCGACACTCAGTGGGCAAAAGATTTAATAACCAGTATAAGGCGCGGCGATATCGACCAGATGAGTTTTGGATTCATAACAGAAGACGAAGACTGGACAAGCGAAAACGGTATTGATGTCAGGGAATTACGTAAAGTTAAGCTTTTCGATGTTTCGCCCGTAACCTTTCCTGCATATACGGCAACGGATGTCGGAATAAGGGGAATGGAAAGTTATAAGGAATACCGAAGTAAACTTACGGAATATGAAGAAAACAAAGCAAAAGCAATGGACATTTTAAAGATTAAAAAAACTAAAAATAAATTTAAGTTTATGTAAGGAGTAAAAATGGATTTAAAAAAATTATTGGAAATGAAGGCAAAAAGAGAAGACGCTAGGCTTAAGGCAATGGCCGTACTAAACAATGCCGAAGGGGAAAAACGTTTTTTAAACGACGATGAGCAGAAAGAACTTGACGGTTTAGAAACTGAAATCCGCTCATGGGATGAGAGTATCAAACGCGCGGAAAAGTTTCTCTCGATGGAACCCTCGCCTCAGCCACCCGAACAGCCTGAAGTAAAGACAAACCCGTCCGAGGACACGAGAATTTTTACATCGTTTGGCGAGCAGATGATAGCGGTGTATAAGGCGACTTGTCCTGGCGGCAAGATAGACCAAAGACTTTCAACACGTGCGGCAAGTGGGCTTAATGAAACAAATCCTTCAGATGGTGGTTTTTTGGTGCAGCAGGATTTTGTAAAGGATTTATTGAAGAGGACATACGATACAGGAATCCTTGCGAACAAAGTGAAAAAGATACCACTTACAAATTCTTCAAACGGACTTAAAATCAAAGCAATTGATGAAGAATCGAGGGCAAATGGCTCCAGATGGGGTGGCGTACAGACATTTTGGCAGGGAGAAGCTGACGAACTGAAAGACAGTAAGCCAAAATTCCGTACTATGGATTTATCATTAAAAAAATTGACTGGATTATGCTATGCAACCGATGAATTGCTGGAAGATGCTTCGGCACTGGAAAGCGTATTAAGGGAAGCCTTTGCAGAAGAATTTGCTTTCCGTATCGACGATGCAATTCTTAACGGAAGCGGAGTTGGAGAGCCTCTCGGTATTTTAAAGAGCGGGGCGCTTGTTACCGTTCCTAAAGAAACTAATCAGTCGGAAAAAATAACGGTAGAAAATATCGCTAAAATGTGGAACAGAATGTGGTCAAGGTCAAAGGCGAGCAGTTATTGGTACATAAATAATGAAATAGAGCCGCTTTTATACACATTAAAGATAGGGGATATGCCTGTATATATGCCTGCGGGAGGAATATCTGAAAAGCCTTATTCCACACTGTTCGGGCGTCCCATAGTTCCTTTAGAGCAATGCAGCGCGACAGGTGAAATTGGAGATATTTTGCTTGCAGACGTCGGACAGTACCTTATGATAGACAAGGGCGGAATTAAACAAGCAAGCTCAATACATGTAAGATTTAATTTCGACGAACAAGTATTCAGGTTTATTTACAGAGTAGATGGGCAGCCCATTTGGTCGAAATCTTTAACTCCCGCAAAAGGCAATAACACAGTAAGTCCGTATGTGGCTTTAGCCAAAAGATAAGGAGAATAAAAAGTTATGACATTTAATACAATAACAAAATCGGTATGCGTAACAGAGCCGGGAGCAGTATTCGCTTCCGGTATTTCTTCGCAGTTTTTAGAGTTGAAGAACTATAAATATATTGACTTTATCGTATCAAGCGGAGCAGGCACGGCGGCGGAAACTACGGTTACCGTAAAAGGTAAAAACGGCGAAGATGGAACAGCAAAGGAAGTTGAGTTTAAAATAAATACAAACAGTACGGCGTTTGAAGATTTAAATTCTGACATTCTGTCTATGGGCGGAACGGCGGGAAGTTGCGGCTTTAAAGTTTACAGGGTTTCTGTAGATAATCTTGAAAGTGGCGGTTTTGACAGGGTGAATATCAACCTTTCGGCGGTAACTGGTTCAACTGTAATAGGCTGTATTGTAGCAGTAATGTACGAACCGAGATATACCGAATAAATCTTAACATGGAGGCGGTAAAAAATGCTCAGTGTCAGCGAAGCAAAAGAATATTTAAGAATCGACAATGACGAAGAAGACAGAATTATTGCCTCCTTGATTATTGCGGCAACTGAATATGTTCAGAACGTCATGCGAAGGAGTTTCGATGAGTTCGATAAAGTCCCCGAAAGTGTCAACCAAGCGGTACTTTTAACAGTTGCCACTATGTATGAAAACCGTCAGGGCGGCAAGGACGGTCTTGATATGGGCGGTTTAACGGATATAATACGACGCATGACGTTTGCTTACAGAAAGGAGTTTTTCTGATGACGATAGGTGAATTGAATTGCAGAATTTCTATTCTTGAACAGGACGAAAGCAAAGACAGCTTCGGCGGAGTAGTCGGCGATTGGATAGTGGTCGGGCGTGTTTGGGCAAATGTCAATGAAGCTAAAAATACAGAAAAAATTGCCGACGGGCGAATGGTTTTTACCGTGAGATTTTATGCCGGACTTTCTGCAAAACATAGGATTGAATATAATAAAAAGTTTTATGAAGTAACAGGTTTTCGAGACCCTGACGGAACGAGGCGGTGGACGGAAATTTCGGCAAAGGAGATAGAAAGTGGCGAAAACATACAGCGCGAAACAGAAAAAACTTAGGGTAAAAATCATCGGGGCGGAGGAAATTGTAAAACGTCTTAAGAATATGGAGTCGGCCGCCGCGGATGTTCTGATGTCGGCGACAAAAGCAGGCGGAAAAATTGCTCTGGATGACGCTAAGCAAAATTGTCCAGTAAATAAAGGCGCATTAAAAAACAGCTTGAAACTTGAGGAAGGAAAAGCCACCCAGACGAAAGCCGACGTAAAAGTAAATTACTATAAAAGCATAAAATACGGCGCGTTTGTGGAGCTTGGGACAAAAAAGAATTCCGCTAATCCGTTTCTTCGAAATGCAGTTGATAAGAATCTCGATAAAATAAACGAAAAAATAACTGAAAGTATTGCTGATGCGGTAGGTAAAAAAATGTGAAAGATTTTTTTGAGAGTATGTATCAATATTTATCTGAAAATAATGAGATAAAGACTGTCTTTAGTGGTAGAATTTATCCGCTAATTATGCCTGAAAAGACGGAATATCCTGCGATTATTTATCAACATATCAATACAGTTTTTTACAGGCTCTTACAAAAGCAGTCGAAATACAGAAAAAATACTGTGCAGTTTACTGTTTACGATAAAACATTCGGAAAAGCAAGGAAATCCGCGAGGTTTTTAAAACAAGTCTTAATAGATTTTACAGGTGATATGTGCGGAACGAATATTGAGGCCGTACATTTAATATCGGAAAATCCGGGGAAAACGGATACAGAAGAATATACTTACATATTAGAATTTGAATTTGATTATAACGAAAATGAAGGAGAGAATTAAAATGGCATTGTCGGGAAAGAACGGCAAAATAACAATAAATTCAACTACGCCGATAACAGTTGCAGGAATGAAGAACTGGAGTTTGGAGCTTAACGTCGATACTCTTGAAACGACGGCTTTAGGCGACGAGTGGAAGAAATATATTACAGGCTTAAAGGAATGGACAGCGTCGGGAGAAGGAGATTTCGACGCGGCAGCTGACGGCAACGGACAGGGTGAAATTCAGGAAGCGTATTTAAACGGCACAGAAGTCGATGTCAAATTCTATGTCGATGCAACTCATTTTTATTCAGGCAGCGCGATTATATCCAGTCTGTCTATAGAAGATGCGGTGGATGATTTGGTAACTCTTTCAATAGAGTTTACAGGGACGGGAGCGGTAAGCTTCATGTAAAACGGAGGAAATTAAAAAATGAAAAAATCAGTTACGATTGAACTGGATAAGCCTAGAAATTTACGGTTCGGGATAAATGCACTAATTAGGGTTGAGGAGCTGACAGGAAAGCCGATTACTAAACTTGACCTTGAAAATATTTCAATGAAAGATTTAAGGACAATTGTCTACGCGGGGCTATGCCATGAGGATAAAGATTTGACTCCCGAAAAGGTCGGAGAACTTATGGATGATTATTCGGATATTACGAAAATTGCAGAAAAACTCGGAGAGGCATTCAATATTGCTTTTAATGGCGGAAACTTAAAAAACGCGGAAGGGACGGAAACGGTATAAACCCATTTTCCGTCTCTTTATTTTATGAGACAGCGGTAACTAAACTTGGTATAGAACCATTTCTGGCATTTGAATATACGCCATATGAAATAAGTCTTATAGTTGAAAACTATCTATTAAAAAGCAGAGAAAAGCTGAAAGAAAATATAACCCTTGCCTACTATACTGAATATTTTGCTAGGCATAAAAAACTTCCAAAACTTGAAAAAATTTTAAACAGTATAGATAAGCCTGTAAAAAACAATTCCAAAGGTGATATGATATTAAAAGCCATGGCAAAAGAAAAAGGAATAGATTATAGTAGTCAATAAAAATCAGAAAAGTATTGACATGAAATCAATATTTTGATATAATTTGACTATAATATTATTGGAGGTTAAAAAAATGACTAATATAAGACCCTCATCTGATATGAGAAGTAATTATTCTGAAATATCGCGTCAATGCAAAGAAACAGGAGCACCTATATATTTAACTGTGAACGGTAAAGGTGATTTAGTAGTTATGGATATAAAGCAGTTTGATATTTTAAATGCAAGATTAGAACTGTTCATAAAACTTGCATCAGGTATTAAATCAATTGAAGAAGGCAAAACATATTCTCATGAAGAAGTTTTTGCAAAGTTTAAAGAGTAAAAAATGTATACAATAAAATACAATGAAGAATCGCTGCAAGAGCTTCAAGAAATATTTGATTATATTGCCATAGATAGTCGGAAACGTGCAATAGACTATATGGAAAAAATGAGTAAATGTATTGAACAGTTATCAGTATTTCCAAATATAGGGTCAAAAGGTAAATATCATGAATTTCAAGAGTATGGTATAAGAATGTTACCTTTTGAGAATTATCTTATATTTTATATAATAAAAGAACAAAAACAAGAGATAGGCATTATACATGTTTTGCATGGTTCAAGAGAATATATAGAACTTTTTAAACAATAAAATTTTAAGAGCAGGTATCAAAAAGATGCCTGTTTTTTTGTGCAAAAAAATGAGGAGGTGGCAAAGTGGCGGTAATAAGAAACTTGGTCGTAAAGATAGCGGCGGATATTTCTTCGCTTACAAAAGGACTTAAAACCGCCGAAAGTAAGCTTCTATCCGTCAGCAATAAACTGTCAAGCATAGGAACAAGCCTTTCTCTAAAAGTTACAATGCCGCTTGTATTACTTGCAAAGCAGGCCTTAACGACAAGCGCGGAGTTTGAACAATCAATGGCAAACGCCGCATCAGTATCGGGAGCTACGGGCGAAGAACTAGAAAAGATGACGGCTCTTGCAAGGGAAATGGGTAAAACAACAGTATTCTCCGCAAGCGAAGCCGCCGACGCAATGTATTATTTAGCATCAGCAGGATATAAAGTTTCGCAGATGGCTGACAGTATTCAGCCGATTTTAAATCTTGCCGCAGCAACGCAGAGCGAACTTGCCTTTACAACAGATACTGTTATTTCTACTTTAAATCAGTTCGGATTAGAAGCAAGCGATGCCAGCAGAGTTACAAACGTATTTGCAAGCGTTATCGGAAATTCTCAGGCAACCTTAGAAAAATTAAGTTATTCAATGCGCTATGTCGGACCTGTTGCAAAAAGTCTCGGATACAGTATCGAAGAAACTTCAGCAGCACTTGGAATATTATATAACTCAGGCTTTAAGGGTGAACAAGCAGGAACAGTTTTGCGAGGCGCTTTAACAAGACTATTAAAACCAACCGCTGATATGAAAAATGCTCTTGAGGAATTAGGATTGTCAGAAGAGAGTATTAACCCCGCAACTAACAGCCTTGCCGAAACTATCGGAGTACTTGAGACGGCAGGAATAAATACCACTCAAGCGGTAAGGATATTCGGAACAGAAGCAGGACCTGGTATGATGGCAATGATAAGTCAGGGCGCAGACGCTTTAACGGCAATGACTGAAAAGATAACTGATACTAATTCGGCGGCAGAAATGGCTGAAAAACAGCTTGATACAATGCAAGGTTCAGCAAAGCTTTTAAAATCCATGCTGGAAGAAACGGCAATAACGATAGGCGATATTCTGATTCCAATGCTTAGAAAATTATCAGAAAATAATTTAATGCCGCTCGTTGAAAAATTCAATAACTTAAGTCAGACAAGTAAAGAATTAATAGTAAAGATAGGAATGATAGCAGCGGGAATAGGACCCGCCGTTATTATTTTAGCTAAAATCATCAAAAGCGTGTCAGTATTAATTAAGATAATAGGACTTCTTGCCTCTCCTATAGCTTTAATTATTGCGGCTATTGTTGCGGTAGTTGCCGCTCTAGTGTATATGTTTAAAACTAACAAAGAGTTTAAAGCAAAGGTATTAAAGCTATGGGATAAAATAAAGACTGGTATATTAAACGCGGTAAACGCTATTAAAGACTGGTTTGCCGCTAACGGTAAAAAAATACTTGCAGTATTTGAAAAGGTATTTATCGTTATATTTTCTGTTATAGAAAAGACAGTAAACGGAGTAATATCGGTATTTAAAAATTTGGGCAAAGGCTTTAAAAATATAATCGGCGGCAATACAAAACTAAAGAAGAATATATCGTCTGCATGTAAGACAATATCAGCGGATATAAAAACAGCCTTCGATAATATAGAAAATTATTATAAAGAAAACGGTGCGGAGATAATCGCTTCGGTAAAGGAAACGTTGAATACCGTATGGCAGGCGGTTGTAAGCATATTTAATCAGATAGTGGACAGCCTCGCTGTTTTTTTAGGATACATAGAGCCTATATGGGAACAGATAAAAACTCTGTTTATGAGTTTATGGCATGTATTAGCGGATTTGTATGAACTGTTAAAACCGTTACTAATAGCAATCGGGGCAGTTATTGCTGTATTAGTTGCTCAGGTTATTGGAATGATTAACGGAGTAATTCAAGCGATAGGACCGCTTATTCAGGCAATACTGAACGTACTGCAGATAATAACAGACGTAGTCGGCGCAATAGTAAATCTGTTGCAGGGAGATTTGGACGGCGTAAAAGAGCATCTTCTTTCCGCATGGTCAAACGTCAAAGATTTTTTTGTCAATCTGTTTCAAGGAATACTGAATTACTTTAAGGGTTTTATAGACGGATTCTTAAACTTCTTTAACAGTTTCGGGGTAGATGTTGAAAGTAAAGCAAAAGAGATATTTGGAAAAATCAAGGCTTGGTTTGAAGGAGTTTTGGAAGATATAAAAACTACGGCAAAAAATATATACGATGCGGTAGTAACGGTATTTTCAGGTATAGGGAATTTCTTTAAAGATTTATTTAAGCAAGCCTTTGATTGGGGTAAAAACTTAATTCAATGTATAGTAGACGGAATTAATTCCGCAATCGAATGGGTAGGAGATTCTATAAAGAGCGTCGGACAGAAAATAAAGGATTTTCTTGGATTTAGTTCTCCTACAAAAGAAGGACCAGGAAAAACAGCCGACGAATGGATGCCGAATCTTATGAATATGATGTCGGAGGGTATTAGGAGCGGACTTCCCGATATAGAAAGCGCGGTAAATCTTACGGCGGGAAGTATTAAAAACTTACAGACCCCAACTGCTGAAAAAGATGAAGGCGGCGGCTTGGTAAATTCTTTGCTTTCGGCACTTAGCATTATAGGAAAAACCGATAAAGGAAGAAATACCGACAATATAAATTTAAGTATTGACGGGCAGGTGTTTGCACGGCTTATCTTGCCTGAACTTAACAGGGAATTTAAAAGAAACGGATTGGAGCTTAAAAAGATATGATATTTTTTAAAATTAACGGCAAGGTTTTGTCAAGGAATCCGAAAGAAATAGAGCACGGGAAATTTAAGCTTCAAAATAACGACAGGGCGATAGACGGCACAATGGTGGTGGATATAATCGCTGTAAAAAATAAAATATCTTTTTCATGGGATTATTTATCGCAGGCGGATATGAAAACGCTTACTGATGAGTTGTCAACAAGTACTTTTTCGCAGCTACAATACAGGGATGTTAATTCCGAAAGCATAACAGAAATAACCGCATATGCCGAAGATATTACATACAAACCACACTACGATTACAGAACTAGCATAATTCTATGGAAAGACGTAAAGGTTGGTTTTATGGAAAAATAAAAAAGGAATTGACAAAATAGCTAAAATAACATATACTAATATTAGCTAATAAATAATATGGAGGAAAATATTATGAAAGGAAATTTAGTGATTAAGGTCAATGCTACTGAGCTTCAAAATAATTTTGGTAAATACTTACAGCTTGTAACAGAGGGTAATGAAGTAATAATATTAAAAAACGGTGTAGAAGTTGCAAGGTTTATTTCCAAACAAAAAGCAGTAACTTTCCTGACTGATTCAATATCGGGAGTTATAAAAGACGTTGACGAAAAAGCTATGAGGAATGAGCGGAGAAACAGACATGAAAGCGCTGATTGATACAAATGTAATACTGGACGTACTTGCAAAACGGGATAAGTTTTTTGAAGCGGCGGGAAAGATATTTAAACTTTGTGAAATTGAAAAGCTTGAAGGATATATTTCAGCGCTATCTGTTCCCAATATTGTCTATATAATGCGGAAACAACTAGATAACGATAAAATCAGTGATATTTTAAATACGCTATTTATGATATTTAAAGTTGCTGATTTAAAAAGTGCAGATTTGATAAAAGCGGAAAAGTTGAAATTCAATGAGTATGAAGATGCTATTCAAAGCGTAACAGCTTCCAGAATTAAAGCAGATTATATAGTAACAAGAAATATAAAAGATTTTTCAAACAGTAAAGTAAAACCTATAGCTCCCAATGATTTTTTAAAAATAGTAAAATAATAGAATTTTGCATTACCACAAAGGTAGTGCATTTTTTATGAGGTAAAATGCAATACTTAGCGAATCCAAGAAAGGTATACGGCAAGATAAAGATAATATATTCTGACGGAGAGATAAGCAGTGGACTTGATTTTACGGAGTCAGGTAACAGCGGTATATCCAATCCCGAGCAGGTTATTAAGGGCTATATATCGCCAAGTATAAAGACCTGCACTATGGACGGATACGCAAAAATGGGGCAAGGCTTTCAGATGGACAGCCAAAAATATATTACAGGCTGGCGGAGCGACGTAATGTCAAAAGCAGACGGCACATTTAGCATTAATCCCTGGATAAAGATTTCCTTTATTGAACGTCCGATAATCAAATGGAATGTTGTCGGAGATAACAAGTTAAATCAATATCCCGTGGAATTTAATCTTTACGCTTACCAAAATGAAACGGTTATTTCCGCTAAAGAAATACGGAACAATACAGAGTCGTTTTACACTGAATATTTTAATCCCGCCCTTGAAGATATAACCGCAATAAAACTTGAAATTATAAGATGGAATATTCCTAATGCCAAAGTAAAGATTTTGCAGTGCTTTGATATAGTCGAAGAAGAATATGAAGGCTCGGATTTAAAAGAATTTGAGGTGGTGGAAGAACTCAGCACAGACAGTAACGGTATAGTTTACGGATTAAGTTCAGATTCGCTTTCTGTGTCTGTATATAATAAGGACAGAAAATTTGATAAAGGTTATTTAAAGTCATTATTATTACTTGGCAGGAAGATAACCCCATATATAGGTATTGAAGAAAATGGAGTGATAAATTATACAAGTTTAGGTACATTTTATTCAGAAGATTGGAATGTTCCTGCTGATGATTTATGGGTAAAGATAAAATGTTCTGATAAACTTTTAAATCTACAGAAAATATCATATCTTGGTTACCCTTATACAGTAAACGCAAGCCTTTACGATATAGCAGAAGATATTCTTAAAAAATCGGGATTTACCGAAGATAAATATCGTATTGATAACTCTTTAAAAGAAGATATCGTATACGGAGCATTTATAAGAAGCTGTTCAGCATGGGAGGCGTTGCAGGAAATATGTTACGGCGGATTCTGTTACGCTTTTGCCGGAAGAGGCGATATCTTTTATGTCACAAAAGAAAAGATAATTGAAACAGATACGGTAATTCCTGCAAGCAGTATATTGTCTTTTGAAAAGAATACAAAAAATACAGATTTCTGTAATTACGTTGAAGTGAAATACAGCGAAGTTTATAAAAACACCGAAGAGGTTACAGCTTATGAAAACACGGTAATAATTGATGCAAATTCAGAAATAAAGCTGACAGTAGATTATGCTCAGGAAATTGCTGATGCCTTCATTACATTTATGCCGTCAGCAGGAATCGAACAAACAGAGTTTGAAAGCGGAATAAACAGCGGTTCTTTTACATTAAAGAACAATAATTCTACTATAGCATCGGTAACTGTAACAATAACAGGCTATACGCTAACTATAAACACTCAGACGCTTATTATAAAAGACGACGAAAGCATATCCCGTTGGGGTAAGCGGGAATACTCTTATGCGAGCACTGACTTGATACAGAGCTATGAAAAGGCAAAAGCTATAGGCAACGCTTTACTTTTAAAACTTGGAATGAAAAATTCAAATATCAAAATAACATGGCGAGGAGACCCTAATTTAAAACTGCAGGATTCTTTTACGGCAACAGACAGGTACGGTGATGCGGTAAAGGCAGTATGTGAATACAACAGCTATAAATTTGACGAAGGATTAAAACAGCAGACAAAAGGGAGGATTCTATAAAATGTCGGAATGGACAGAACCAAAGAATAACTATGTGGCGGGAGACGAAGTTGTCCCCGCCATTTTCAATACCTTAGGGGAGAATGAAAAGCATTTAAAAGAGATTTCCTGCCAGACTGAAATAAAAAAGAAGAGCGGAGAAACTGTAACCGTCAATGGAATCATTTTTGTAGAGGTCTGAATATGCTAAGTATGGTACAAGGAGATGTATTTGAAGCAAGTTTTGAAATAACCAATATAGATAATATATTTATAGACAAGGTAATATTTTCAAGCAAGGAGCTAAAAATCTGTGAAATTGCCGAAAAAGATAAGGACAGTTACGTTGTCAGAATAGAAGGCAAAAGAACGGCATTGTTCCCGAGCGGTTTTTTTTGTTATGATTTAACGGTAAAATTTATTAGCGGCGAGGTATTGACAGTTCAGCACAACGAGTATATAGAAATACTGAAAAAGGTGAACGGTATGGAAAATGAACAAAAGTGATTACGGTGCAAGGCAGACTGTAAAAGTAAAGGTCAGGCAGGGAATTACGCTTTCCGATAATTACCAAAGGCTGCAGAATAAACCTAAAATTAACGGCTTGGAGTTATCGGAGAATAAAACGGCAAAGGAACTTAGTTTACTGTCTATTAAAATAGCGGATTACAGCGATTTGGAAGAAGGAGCAAAAGAGGCTCCTTTTTTGCTTATGTTGACCGTTAACAGCGAGCCTTGCAAAATCAGTTTAACGGAAATAACGAAGGATAAATTCCAAACCGCCGATGAGCTTTCGGATGATATCCCTGTCGGAAGTTATATATTTTTAAAAATATATAATTCAAGTTAAGAAAATAATATGAAAAAGAAAAAATAATAAAATAAGGAGTGAGAAAAAATGGCTCAGACAACAAATAAATATCAGATTATACAGAAAGTTTCCGCAACGGATACATTACTTCTGCACCCAGAAACCGAAGCTGAGGCAGTATTATATAAAAACACCGCATCACAGCTTTCTGCAAGCAATATTCAGAGCGCTGTTGACGAGGTAGCGGCAAAAGTAAAGACAATAAATGAGGGCGGTGTTGTAACAGGAATAAAAGGCAATGCAGAATCCGTTTACCGTAAAGGACAGGTAAATCTGACCCCTGCAAATATCGGAGCAGAGAGCGCGGGAGCAGTAAGCTCGCATAATACAAATACTTCTTCTCACAGCGATATGCGTACAGCTATAACAACGGCGCAAAGCAAAGCCGACAGCGCATATGCTTTAGCCGAAGGCAGAATAAAAGCAGTTTCTTTCGATACAGTCTCGGCAATGACAACAGCTCTAAAAAATGCGGCTAATACCGAGTATAAGGTCGGCGATAATATCTATATAAAGAGCGAAGAGTCGCCCGATTACTGGATAAGCGGAATTTTGGAAAACAATACAGGCGCTTACGGTTATTTTGAAATAAGCGAGCTTGAAACAGCAAAGGTCGATTTGACCGATTATCAAAAAAAGACCGATTCCGCGCTTGCTACTAACTCAAAGAGTATAACAGGCGCAATAAACGAAATAAAAGAAACTTCGGGCAGCGCCGCAAACACCGCACAAGCGAATGCTGATTTAATAAGTGAAATTGTAAACGGCACCACCAAAGTTGCCGAAGCTGACCATGCTATAAATGCAGACAATGCAAACCATGCCGACAACGCCCAGACGGCAGATACTGCCGCAAATGCTCAGAATGCCGACAATGCTACTTACGCTCAGAATGCGGATAATGCAAACTATGCAAATGTAGCGGCAATTGCCGAGAAGCTAGGCGAATCTATAACTCTTTCTGTAAACATTAAGTCAGGCAAAAAAAGTAACGGCTCAACAGATATTATCGCCACAGGCTCTGAAAGTTTTGACGGAAGCGGAAACGCCGATATCCAGGTAGAGCTTGGCGACAGCGGAGTAACAGCAGGAACATACAGCGCCGTTCAGGTAAACAGTAAAGGTATTGCAGTAGCAGGAGGGCAGATGTTGGAGATAGGAATTTCGGGACAGACAATGCCCGGCGCAAGTTTGGCTACAGGCGGATTATTCTTTAAACTTATATAATTGGGAGAAGCTGATGTCATACAGACCTAAAATAAAAAACCAAGACGGAACGCTGACTGACTTGCCGTTGGAGGCGGAAACGGCGGTTAAACTTAAAACTTCAAGAACCATCAAACTTTCAGGAGTTACGGCAACGCCGCAACTTTTTGACGGAAGCTTGGATATAGAGATACCTGTAACCGAAATACCTGCAACGCTTTTGACGGGAACGGGAAACATAAACATAAACGGAACAGCGAATACGGCAAAGAACTACAGCAGTGACGGAAATATTAAATCAAAGTTCAATTCCATCGATTCAAGCTTAACAAATGTAGGCAAAGTCCTTATAGGTTCGATTTATTATTTCGTAAGGACAACTACAAATAGTTCTGATACGGGACTTGCGGGATACATTACTTTTATATTATAAGGATTAATAATGTCAATAAAAATAGGAAATTCAGAGGTTTCGGATGCGTATGTTGGAACCTCAAAAGTAAAGCATATCTATCTTGGAACAAGCCTTGCATATTCGCAAACAGTTTATTTGACGTTTACAATCGATACAGGAATATATTCTTTAAAGATTGACAGCAAAACAGTAGATGGCAAAGAGAATACCGTGACATATTACAGTTCTCAGACGGTTACTTTTTCATACGGAACGCAATTGACATTGACTCCGACGGCAAAAACGGGTTATTCCCTTAACAGTTATACCGCAAGCATAACTATTACAGAAAATAAGACACTTGCATATACTTCAGCAATAAAAAGTTACTACACACCTGTAAACTTGATATACAGCGGTATAGAATACGGAAATGAAGTCGGGGATAAAATAGGAACATTTCAGTATTCGAGAAATTTCAGCGCTTGGAGCGGCGCTATATCCGACCAGTCTTGGAGCGAGAGTACTAAGTTTGAATACGGAAGTTATCTGTATATCAAAAATATAACAGCCGCACCGGGATTTGCATTGAATTTTGTAATGTATAACGGAGATACCGTAACTCCTTCAAACGGAGTATATACGATGCAGATAGCTGACGGAAGTTATCCCGTATATATAAGCTATACTTCAAGTTTAACGACATCTTCAGCATCGCTTTACTATGCTGAAAGTACGACAACAAACAGCTTGTCAAGAAACAAATGGACAGTTACATTCAGTCTTAATATTAATGTAAGCGCATGTTCAGCGGGAACAATTATAGGAAATATTCCTTATCAATACAGACCGAAAACAGCTCAATCTTTTACGACGAACTGGAAGATAACGTCTGGTTCTGAAACGGGAACAACTACAGCAACAATAACGATAGGAGCAGACGGAAATATTACAAGCAATACTGTATCCGATGGTTCTGGAACAGAAGGCGGAGGCGGAAAGTGGGGCGGATTTGCAATTGCGTGGTATACAATGCTTTCGGTATCGGGAAATTGGAGTGTGAAATAATGAAAAATATAATATTACTAAGCGGCGGATTGGACAGTACGTCGCTTTTATATTATCTGCTTAAAGATAAAGAAAAGACAGATATAATTGCCGTATTCTTTGATTATGGACAGAAAAGTTTAGTAAAAGAGCGAGAAGCCGCTGAAACAATTACCAAAAAAGCAGGAGTAAAACTTATCAGTATAAATCTTACTGATGTTTTCGGTTGGTCGCAAAGCTCTTTATTAAAGCATAACAAAAAACCTGTAACGGAAATAAAAAAATATGGGAAACATACAAGATTTATAAGTAAAAACACAGAAGTGGAATTTCGGAACGGTGTGTTTATCTCAAATGCAATATCTCTTGCAATGCAACGATACCCTGATGAAAAGGCAACTGTATATTACGGCGCAACAAAAGGCAGAGAGAATTATAAAGACTGTTCGGTTATTTTCGTGGAGTATTATAAACTGCTTGCAAAATACGTTTCGAATGAATTGATTGATGTACAAGCTCCGTTTATATGTATGGGCAAAGACGAAGTTGTAAGAATCGCAAAGCTTTTAAATGTCACAATAGAAAAAACATGGTCATGCTATGAGGGTAAAGAAAAACCTTGCGGTATTTGTCCACAATGCCTTGACAGAAAAATATTGGGGGTGTTCTATGATAATAAACAGGGATAGAGTTAAAAGAATTTTTCAAAGTAACAATATAAAAATTGTAGATATAACTATAATCTTAGATAATATCTGCAACGCAGACTGTCCGCTGTGTGTAGCTAAGCATGTAATAATTAATGATTCTTGCAAAGAAAATTGTGAAGTGTACCAAACGGAATGTCTGAGGTGCTGCGACAGAGAAGCAGAAGACGCCCAATTTTTCGCGGCAGTTGAGGATATTCTCTCAACTGTAAATGGCGGAAATGTCAGGATAACGCTTTCGGGAGGGGAACCTACTTTGTCAAACAGACTTATACCGATATTAAAGATATTAGATAAATTTACTTTTATGTCACTAAATATCGAAACAAACGGAGCGGGGTTATTGGAGGATATTATTGCAGAAGAATTATTAAAAAGAATGGTCAATATAATACTTAGCAGGTTCGGAATAACAGACGGAGAAAATGATGCCAAGTTTAATTTTTCATACAGCAGAGTGACTAAGGCAGACTCTGAAACAATAATAAAAAGATATAACGGACTTGTTACATTAAACTGTATTTTACTAAAGGGCTGTGTAGAAAACGCTAAAAAACTGATAGAATACTATGAGTATTTCAAAGGTTTGGGAGCAAAAAACATAATATTTACAGAAGCGATTTTTGATACTACTCTTGCTGAATCTAATCAAGGAATCTATGAATATTATCTTGTCAATAAAGTTCCAATAGCGGATATATCAAGAGATTTGGACAGTTTGGGTTATGCGAAACACAAAGATAACAACGGCGCCTTTAGAACAATAATACATAACTATAAAGGCAACATTATTGTTTTGACAGCTACAGATGTCAGTAGAATAGCTAAAGAAAATACCAACAATAATTATTATTCTAAATATTTAATATATCCAACGGGAGAAACGGGAACAGTGACCTATGAAACCAGATAAAAAAGAAATGCTTATTGCCATATTTGTTTCGATGCTTGTCTTGTCTAACATTTTAAGCGCGAAAATTATAACAGTAAACAGAATAACCGTTTCGGGAGGCGTACTCTGTTACGGAATAACTTTTCTTGTAACAGACGTTATAGGCGAACTGTACGGCAGGGAAGAGGCGAATAAAACTGTAATCTATGGACTTTTTTGTCAAATCATGTGTTCAATGCTTATCCTCATAACAGCAAATTTACCTGCAAAAGATAAGGTCATAGGCGAAGCGTTTGACGCAGTATTAAAGAATAATATCTGGTTTACCGCAGCAAGCCTGACAGCATATATTATATCCCAGACTCTGGACGTAAAAATATTTCATTTAATAAAGGGAAAGAGTGAAAGAAATAAATGGATTAGAAATAACCTTTCTACAATGACAAGTCAAGCGGCGGATACTTTTATTTACATAACAATAGCTTTTGGGGCAGGAATGAGTTTATGGAATTATAAAATATTACTTGACTTAATGATAAGCCAGTATCTGATAAAAGTCGTGTTGGCAGTAGCTGATACGCCTTTTTTCTATTATTTAACGAGGAGGAAAACAAAATGACGGCATTGATAATAAGTATAGGGGCGGGACTTGTATCGGGTTCTGCTCTGTTTTTTATCCAGAGATATTTTAAACGGAAGGATAAAAAAGACGAACAGCGGGATAAGGCAAAAGCAAAAGAGAATGTGTTAATCCTAAAATCGATAAAAAGTATCGGAGGACTTACCGTTGCCAATTCAATTGCGTTAAAAAACGGCAAGGTAAATGGTTGTATGACAAAGGCATTGGAAGAGTATGAAGATATAGATAAGGAATTATACGAATATCTTTTGGAACAGAACGCAAAAAATTAATAATCGGAGGAACAAAAACAGATGGAAAATTTAATAGAAGTTATAAGCGTGCCCGTAATTGCAACAATAGTATATTGGGTGGTAAACCTTATTAAATATACAGTAAACAGCAGTGAAAAATTTAAAAGGCTTATACCAATAATTTCAGCAATCTTAGGCGCAGGTTTGGGCTGTGTTGCCTTTTACATAGCACCTAGCATAATCATTGCTGATAACGTTTTAATGGCGCTAATCATCGGCGGTGCCAGCGGACTTTCAGCAACGGGTACAAATCAGATTATAAAACAGCTTGGAAAAAATGAAGAAGATAAAAAGGAGTAAAACAAGTGGATAATGATAGTTTTCTTCTTTTAATAGCAAACAGCCTGGTATTCAGGCTGTTTGCTGAAGGGCTTATATCATATGAAGAGATGAAAAATCTACAGGAAAAAAACAAAGAAATATTGCTAAAGAAGGTTTTAATTCTCTGAAGATAAGTTAAAGATAAAAACCTAAATTAGTTAAAACATATAAGTCGATAACTTTCACTTAAACAGTGAAAGTTTCAACGAAAAAATTAATATCTGTTAGTATATAAATACTGAAATTTTCGACAAATTATATCGATTTAAAACGATATTAGTATTGACATTTTGCTTTTTATCGATTACAATTGATAAAAAGGAGATAAAATGATAAAAAGAAAAGCATACTTGGAAAAAATCATACCGTTTATTGATAAAAATATAATTAAAGTATTGGTTGGTGTAAGAAGAAGCGGAAAAACAATATTATTATCTCAAATAAAAGATGAGATAATAAAAAATGGGGTACCGGAAATTAACATAATAGATATTAACTTTGAATCGTTGTCAAATAGAAATTTAAATGAATCAAATGCTTTATATAACTTTATTATAACAGAAGCAAAAAACATAAAAGGTAAAATATATCTATTTTTTGACGAGATACAGGAAGTTGATGGATGGGAAAAAGCGATAAATTCCTTTATGGTTGACATCAACTGCGATATTTACATTACAGGCTCAAATTCAAATTTATTATCAAGCGAATTAGCAACCTATATTGCTGGCAGGTATATTCAGTTTAATGTTTATCCGTTTACATTGTCTGAAGCAAAAGAAATTTGTATAAAAAACGATACATTCAAAAGTGATAAAGAATTATTTATAGATTATTTGGAATTAGGAGGATTACCTCAAAGGTTCGGATTTCCTGAAAAATCTATGGTAAAAACTTATTTAAACGATGTATATAATTCCATAGTGATAAAAGATATTATAGGCAGAAACAGAATAAAAGATATTGATATGTTAAAAAGGATGACGGAATATATATTAGATAATACAGGAAATACTTTTTCAGCGACGTCAATATCAAATTATTTAAAGAACGAAAAAAGTAGAGCAAGTGTAGATACAGTTCTTGATTATATTAATTATATTAAAAACGCTATGATAATAAATTCTGTCCAAAGGTACGATATAAAAGGAAAAAATCTTTTAAAAATTAACCAAAAATATTTTGCTATGGATTTGGGGCTAAGAAATGTTGTTAAGAATAACAATCAATTAGATTATTCAAAGTTATTTGAAAATATAGTATATTTGGAAATGATAAATAGAGGTTGGGAAGTAAGAGTCGGA